GGAAAATGGGTTGGAACAATTACAGCCCCTGCAACCACATCATACAATCTGGCCAATAAGTATTATCCGATTAAAATTGAGATTACCAATGATGCAGGTACTGTAGTGACGAAAGATGCTACAGATGCCACTCTGGGAGAATCATTGAGGCTGATCGTAAAGGAAACGATGAAGCCTGCGATCACACTGGTATCTCCATCAAAAGGCGCATATGTGACAAACAATAAGCAGCCGATCACCTTTAAGGTTGTGGATGAAGCCGGAGGCTCTGGGGTGAACCTGTCCACCGTAAAAATAAAAGTAGACGGCACTACATACACAACTTCAAGCACAGGAATGGTGAGTAAAGGGATTACAAATGGTTATCAGTTTACATTTACTCCACAGACAGCTCTTAAGGATGGAAGCCATACCATCACGATCAATGCGTCAGATAATGACGGCAATGCGGCAGCGGCGGTTTCTTCGACATTTACGATTGATACAGTTCCGCCAACGCTTACGATTTCATCACCTGCAGCAGGACTCATCACAAATAAAGCAGCACTGAACGTGACAGGAAAGACCAATGATGCAACATCCAGTCCGATCACACTGACAATGACTTTAAATGGTACAAGTCTTGGAACAGTGACGGTAGGATCAGATGGAAGTTTTACAAAGGCTGTGACGCTTGCAGAGGGAACAAACAGCATTGTGGTGACTGCAAAGGACGGAGCCGGTCAGACGACAAGCATCACACTGAGCGTCAAGCTTGATACCACAGTGCCAGAATTAAAGGGAATCACACTTTCGCCAAATCCGGTAAGTACGAGTGCAAGTGTAGCTATCACGGTTGAGGTAAGCTGATGGCATCCGGAACGATTAGTTTTGAACTGTCAACAGACATCACTTATGTTGCCGGGACTGTAAATGGTGTTGAGACAGTTTTTATCCAGGATGAAGCATATCCGGTGAAGTGGCGTGCAGCGGTAGATGTGGCAGAGGACTGCTTATACCACATTTACCTTGAAATGTACGATGAGGCAGGAAATAAGAGTACCTACGAGAATACGATCGAGTATATTCTGCCGTGGTTTGTGTATGATCGTACACAGGCGGATGTAGACCGTGTACAGGAACTTCGGAATATAGGCTGGGAGAATATGACAGACAGTGAAAAAACGGAATGGCAGCAGGGGATGAAGGGCGCATTTAACTTATCGGATGTCAGGCGGAATGAAAACAACTGCTATGTCATTGCACAATTGCTGAACATTTCTCTGGTCACTTGTAAGGATAATCTCCCCACATATCCGAATAAAACATATTTTGACAGTCTTTTAAAGAACGTCACAGCACTGAGGAATGCCGGTTATCGGTATGTAGAGACACCGGAAGTTCCACAGCAGCCGATTAACACATACCAGAAAATTAATGATATTGAGAAAATATTACATGACATTTATGAAGTTTATAATTCAAACTTTGTCCATTACGCAGGCGAAGAAATCTATGCCGGACAGAGCATTGGATTACTTTTATAAGAAAGAGAGGATTTTATCATGGCATTTAGTTTGAAAACATGGGTGAATCGTATTTCTGAGTACCCGAACAGAAGAAAATTAACACATGAGGACGGCAGCACGGAACTTGTGACCGTAGCGCGAGCAGAGGGACAGATCTCAGCAGAAGGAAATGCATTTTCTGCGGAGGAGATGAATGATCTGGAGAACAGGATCAAGGGTGGATTTGATGAGGTTAACCAGAGTTTAACTAACATAAATAAATCTAAGAAAACATATCTCAGATTAGTCCTGCCAAATGTTGCGGCAGATGCAAAAACCGTCTGCGATTATATAAATAAAAATTATCTACTGGGACAATTATCTCCTGCAACTACAGTTGATTTTGATGTAGTTGCCTCAAACGCAGATTGGTTTACGGGTACTTTGTCCACGGATTCGACTGCATTAGTAGCCGGAAGGACTGTTTGGGGGATTGTACAGCAACGTACCTCATCAGTAGAAAACAGTACTTTATATAAATACTTTGCAAGTGGAACAGGAGGTGCTGGTTCAGTATCCCCTTTTAAATCATATGACCAAGGCTATGCGCAAGGCGTGACGGATGCGGATAACCGTGCTAATGCAAACAGCACTAATTACAAAACTGGGTATAATAATGGGTATAATGCCGGAAAATCTGATGGAGCATTAACAGGCGTGAGTGGTTGCTGCATTGCAGGATGGCGGTCAATTGATGCTTATAGTAATAATCAATGGGTAAGCGGCTGGACTGGTGTTAATCCTAATTATTTTACAGTAAACGGTTATGGCATAGTTCCGAAACGTAACTTTACAGCAACCGTCTACTGGCAGGGATATAATAAACGTGACATTGATTTTTACTCAAATGGCGTCATGGGACATAGAGATAATGGTACTAGCATGAATGGTGTCAAAATGAATTTTTACGCTGGCACGCAATGCGGCTTTAAAACTAATGATAGTGGCGGCGGATCGTTAGGAGCTGGTTTTATTGTTCTTAATTAATCCCCATTTTATAAGAAAAAGCTGATATTAACTAAATCTCCACCATTCATTAGAACCGTATTTAATATATGTTCTTACGCCAGTAGTGTCAACTTCATAACGTACATGTACCTACCCCATATTAAAAATCATATAACCAATAAGGCTATTATCAATTAAAAATCCAACAGAGTAATCATCTCTAGTATCAGTGCTAGACGATAACACATAAAATGTCATTTTATCAGTTAAACTTATAGTTCTGGATTTGATTGATGATATGCTAGATAAAGGATTAATCAGAAAGATACCGCAGATACCATTGTCGGAGAGTCCTGAACCCTGCAGCATTTTTTATGTATTAACAGAAAAAGGAAAAGTGTTTAATAAAATATAGCATAATGAAAATAAGCGTGATATAATGATTTCAGAGCCTAGCGCCGAACAATTGACCTTTAAAGGGTTAGTTGTCCGGTGCTTTTTTGCGCTTTAAAGTTGGCACAAAAAGGAAGGTTGGTGGAATTATAATCAAACTATAAAAAAAAAACAAAGGAGATGGACCATTGGTGAATTTTTTATCACAGACTTACACAATTGCATTGCCGATTATTTTAACAGCATTTATGGGATACATAGTGTGGTTGCTGAAACGTCAGAAGAATGACAGGGATGCAAATAGTCGGGGAACAATGTTGCTGCTTCGTGTGCAGTTGATCGAGTACCATGATAAGTACATGAAACTGGGAGAGATACCATCCTATGCGTATCAGAATTTTCAAGAGATGTACGAGGCGTACCACGAACTTGGCGGCAATGGCATGGTGACAAAAATGAAAAATGAGATTGAAGAGCTTCATCTGAAGCAGAAAGAGAGGATTTAAACATGACAGATTTAGGATTTTTAACAGAATTTATGGTGCCGGTGATCGTAGGCATTTGCCTTTGTGTAGGGTATGTCGTAAAGAAGTGGATTAAGGATGTGGATAATAAATACATTCCTACCATCTGCGCTGTCCTGGGTGTTATTCTGGCAGTTTGGATTAACGGATGGACAATTACAGCACCTATTTTATTAAGTGGATTATTCAGCGGTTTAGCAAGCACTGGACTGCACCAGATGTTCAAACAGTACATTAATAAGGAGGAAAAATAAGTTATGAGAATCGGATTAAACGCAGGACATACATTATCGGGACCGGGATGCGGAACTTCCGGTGCAATTGTAGAGGGCATTGAAACAAGAAGAGTTTGTAACAGACTGACAGAGATGCTTAAAACATCCGGTGTAGATGTAGTGCCTTGCACAGTGGATAAGGCTGCATCACAGGATGCATATTTACAACAGGCGGTAAATATGGCAAATCGTACTGACCTTGATTATTTTATCAGTATTCATTTCAACAATGACAAAGCCAGAAAAGGTCATGGTGTAGAAGTGTATACCTATAAAGGCAGACAGTACCCGGATGCAGTAGAAGTCTGTGAGTACATCGCAGCTCTCGGATTCACTAACCGTGGAGTAAAAGAAGGTAGCGGATTATATGTAATCAGAAAGACCAAAGCAAAATCAATGTTAATTGAGGTATGCTTTGTGAATGATCCGGATGCATCTAACTACCAGGAGAAATTCGAGCAGATTTGCGCCGCAATTGCTTATGCGCTGGCAGATTATGTACAGGCAGCACCAAAGCCAGTTGCACCGGTACAACTTCCGGATAAAAAGAAGTATGTGAAAATTCTGCTTGATGATTTGGCAGTGAGAAAGTCGCCAAGCTGGGATAAAGCAGCAGTTGCAGGCAGAGTACAGAAGAATGAAGTCTTTACCATTACCGAAGGACCTATTAAGGTCGGCAGTGGCAGAATGTACAAGCTTAAATCCGGATTGTATATCACGGCAGCAGAAAAATATGTAAGTGTATATGAAAAATAACGAAAAGGCCAGTGATTGATTTCACTGGTTTTTCGACATATTACATGAATTAAGATAATAAAACAAAGAAAAAAGATTGTGTATTTTATATATTGAAAACAGAACATGCGTTCTATATAATAAGTGTAAATAACAAAACAAATATATCATATTCCGACATTTTACGTCAGATTATATTGAATAATTAGATAGGTATAATATAATTAAGAAAAAATGTTGGGAGAGATATACAATGAATAAAAAGGCGTTTCAATTGAATTGTTAGCAGCAGAAAATGGGACAGAATATGATTTTCATAGAATTCCCGATTTACTAATTGATATTATCGAGAATCATGGAGAGCGCAATGGGAATATTAGAACATTTGATTTGACACCAAATGATGAAGATTTACATACAATGCTGGATGTATTTTATTATGATACAGGATATTTATTTGCTAGAGCATCGAAACAAAGACCAACAGGGTCTGTAATAGGAAGAGATTATAATACGAAAGTAGCAGAGGGGTTGCTTAATGGATATAGTGAGGATATCAAAGGCATAGAATTATATACATACTTGTATATTAATTATGAATCAAGTGTTTTGCAAATTATATCAGCGATGGGAGCTCCAAACGAAAATATTATAAAACAATTAATTTGTAAATACAGACCAGAATATGAGATTAAACTAATACCAGTTCCGAATATTAATGGAATTGAAAAGATATATGGAAAACAAAATTCTTCAATAAATTCTATTGAATTAGAACTTGTTAATCCAGAACCAGTTATTTTAGAACATATTTTGGGACAAGCTCCAAATGAGATTGCAGAAAGTGCGCTTGGTGAACATTTAAAAGTTTCTGTGGAGATTCGCTCTGAATTCTTGAGACATGGAATCACAGAAGATACAGAAAGCTCAGACCAAATAATAGATATGATTAGAGAAAGAATAAATAATTTGGGACGTGAACGATTAAGAAAGGCCAGTGTGAGAGGAAAAACGGAGTACACAAAAACAAGAGATTACAATTTTTATGATGAAAATTTTTATTTTATGGTTGATATTCCTGTATACAGAATGGAAAATGGGAGAAGAATATATTATGAAGAGGCTGAACTAACACAGATTAATCTTGAAAATATGAATTTTTCATATAATGAATCGCGTGATTATATTTTGCCTTTAATAAGGAGGACTACTCTAAGGTGAAAAAGATATTGCAAAAGCCTATTTCTAAAATTTTGGTGGCAGGTGTATTGTTTTATGTTTTTTATATGGTAAACAAAAACAAAGGCTTATTGTCTATTCCAATAAAGGAAGAAGATATGAAGAATTATCAATTCAATTTAATAACGATAGATACAGTTTTTGCAGGTTTTTCATTTACAGTGTTAGGCATGTTGATTTCTTTTGCATCAACGGAAATGATGCAACAATTAAAAGAAACACATATACTAACTAATCAGTGTAATAATATTGCTGATAGTATAATTATGTTTATAATTTCGTCAATAATTTCTTTATGGTTTATTTTCGCAATGTATAGTAATGCAATCTATTGGATATGCGATAATATAGAGATAAGTCAGTTACACATAAAAATAGTTGAAATATTATTTACGTTGGAAATAGGATATCTACTTTATGGTATTTTATTATTTGTAATTTCCGTGAAGGGAATGGTAATGCTTATGAGGAAAATATTTGAAAAAGATATAAGAAATGGTGAAAGTAAAGCTAAAAAATTTTTGATAGCAGCAGAAATGCAAAGAAAGAATATGAATAAATATAAAGAAAGTCATCACGAGAATAGTACTTTTAAATCTGAATGA